GAAGGTTCTAACGCTCTTGGCGTGGCGTTTGGGTATTACCCTCAACTTAGACGTAATCGTCAGTTCAATGATCCCCAAGCGTCTGCTGAGATGCCTCTACAGTTCTTGAGGGGTAGGTTGGCTACTACGGCAGGCACACCATCTGACATTTTGAATATGTTTAGGTCTCCTATGCCAATGGAGATGTATGGCCAGACTGACTACGCGCCACAGCAACAAGTCCCTTACGGTAGCCAAGAGTTAATGCGGACATTGCCATTAGCGCCTACTTCGCCTGCTGGTCAACTGGCTGGGAATGTCGGGGCTGTTGTGCCATTGAGTCCTGCGGAGATACTGCAATCAGCAAGACTTGCCCGACAAGCTGCGCTCGCTGGTGGCAAGGTTGGTAAGTCTTTGGCTAAACATGCTGGCGAAGAATTTAACGCTACGCTACTTGGTGAGAGACCAAACACCATGTTGGGGGCTATTACTCCGCAACCCATGTTTATGGCAGAGCGTGTCGGCAACATGAAGGCGGTGGATGCGCTGTTCCCTGGCAAAACCGAGGCGATGCTTTCGCCTGCGGAAAAGGCTGCGCTGACAAAGTACAAATCAATTCTGGATACCCCTGCCGTTATGAGGCGAGAGCAAGCTAGATTGTTTGGAACTGGCGATATTGTCCAACCGTCTTTGAATGTCGCACAAGAAATTGGCGTATCTCCTAATGCGTTGCTAAACAAGTATGCGGTGCCTATTCTTTGGGATACCTCTGCAACTGGTGGCAATGTGACCCAGATTGCAGGCATACCGTTGACGCAAGGGTTAAGGGATGCCACCCCAGCGTTTGTCCAACGCCAAGGCGGTAGGCGCTACCCGTACATCCAAGAGAATTTGCAACAAGGTATTGGTGGCGCTTCCAATGATGTAGCGCAAATATCAAAAATCAACAACTTGAATAAGTTCAGCGATTTGGGTGACACCGTAGGGGTGCAGATGAATCTAGCCCCTACTGGCATTAATTTCTCGCACCATGTGGCTGAGTCTTATGTTGGCGCTTTGAATGCCTTAAAACCATCCAGAGAAGCGCTGACTTCGTTTAGGGATGCGGTTAGAAACACCAAAGTAGAAAACCCAGTAACCAAAGAAATTACTTACCCGTACAAAAAGTTCCCTGGCCTTGATAGCCCAAACATTCGGGACATCATGGCTAACGGCACTGCCGATTACACCGCAGGCAATATCCGCAAAGCAATTGGTGAAATTGGATCAACCGCGGCGATGGAAAAGCAAGGCTTTCCTCGTTGGCAAGATGTTTACAGAGTGATGAGCGAACCAGGCGCTGAAACAGGCATGGCGCACACGCTGTTAAAAGTTAATCCAAATATACAAATGGTTACGCCTAATTTCCAACATGGCTCATACAACTCAGGATTACCAGCCCAAGTTATGGGATCGCTACAAAACGCACAAGGGCAAGTTACTGGTGTGCCTGATTACCTAATGATGCCTAAATTGTTTAAAGAGCGCCAAGCGCAAGGCAAAACACTAAGCAACATCCGCACATCACTGCTCAAAAGCCATACAGGTGAAAAGCTCGATCAGGAAGCAATTGACAATATTGCTAGATACCTTGGGTATCAAGTTGACTGATGCATTCAAGATGCTCTTTTTCTTTGGTCAACTCTTCAATCAACTGGTTAACAATTTCCAAGCGCTTCTCGTCCGTCTGGCTCCAAAACGCTTCTGGCATCCGCAAATAAGCTGATTGATTAGAAAAATTAAAACCGCAGTATGCAACTACTTTTTTCATATTTGACCTCCGAGTTAAGCATTCTAATATCAGTTTAAATAAATGCAACTACCAATTTACAAGAGCGAAGAAGAACAAAAACTGATGGTGGAGCTTTGGTCTCCTACCATCTCAGACGATCCAGAAGCCTTTGTCTTATTCGCCTTCCCTTGGGGACAAAAGAATACACCTTTGGCTAACTTCTCTGGTCCGAGGAAATGGCAACGGGAAGTATTGCGAGACATTACCGCCCACATCAAAAAACAAAAAGGCTTAATTGATTACGACACCATCCGCATGGCTGTCTCCTCTGGGCGCGGTATCGGCAAGTCTGCCCTAGTATCTTGGCTTATCCTTTGGATGCTCACCACCCGTATTGGTGGATCGGTGGTAGTTAGTGCTAACTCAGAGAATCAATTGCGCTCGGTCACATGGGCAGAATTGACTAAATGGGCGGCCATGTTGATCAATAGTCATTGGTGGGAGATTTCAGCGACAAAGTTAGTCCCCGCACAATGGCTAACAGAACTAGTCGAGCGCGATCTCAAAAAAGGCACAAGGTATTGGGCGTGTGAGGGCAAGCTCTGGTCAGCAGAAAACCCCGACTCTTACGCTGGTGTCCACAACCAAGACGGCATGATGCTGATATTTGACGAATCTAGCGGTATCCCCAACCCAATCTGGGAGGTGGGGGCAGGCTTCTTTACCGAGAACACTCCAGACAGATACTGGTTTGCCTTCTCCAACCCCCGTAGGAACGAGGGCTACTTCTTTGAGTGCTTCCATGCTAAACGGGACTTTTGGACATCGAAGATTGTGGACGCTCGGACGGTGGAAGACACCGACAAGTCAGTCTATCAACAGATCATCTCCGAGTATGGCGAAGACTCTAGCCAAGCCAAGGTCGAAGTTTACGGAGAGTTCCCATCCGCAGGGGAAGACCAGTTCATAAGCCCCATGATTGTGGATGACGCAATGAAGAGGGAAAAGTGGAAAGACTTAACCGCCCCTACCATTGTGGGAGTAGACCCTGCCCGTGGTGGCGCTGACTCTACTGTCATTGCTGTCAGACAAGGGCGCGATATTGTGGCCATTAAGCGCTATAAGGGCGAAGACACAATGGAAATTGTCGGTAGAGTGATTGATGCAATAGAGGAATACAAGCCTGCGCTCACCGTTATTGACGAAGGCGGTCTTGGTTATGGCATTCTTGATCGACTGACAGAGCAAAGGTTTAAAGTGCGTGGTGTTAACTTTGGAAACAAGGCAAAACAGTCGCAAGCATTTGGCAACAAACGCGCTGAAATGTGGAACGACATGCGAAACTGGTTAAAATCTGCTAGTATTCCGTCAGATCGTCAACTAAAAGCTGATTTAACTGGGCCAACAAAGAAACCCAATTCATCTGGCACGATATTTTTAGAGGGAAAGAAGGAAATGAAAGCACGAGGGTTGGCTTCACCAGACGCGGCCGATGCTATCGCTGTCACTTTCGCCTTTCCTGTAGCGCACAGAGAGTACACTGAACCTACTCACCGCATAAACTCTCAAGGCAGTTCAGTATCAACAAGTTGGATGGGTGCATGAAAAAATCTGTATCTCTAAGCGTAGGTCGAGGCGAAAAACTCCCAGTGTCTAAGGGTGCAGGACTGACCGCCAAAGGACGCGAAAAGTACAACCGTGAAACTGGTAGCAATCTAAAAGCGCCAGCACCAAACCCAAAAACCAAAGCAGACCAAGGTCGCAAAGATTCATTTTGTGCAAGAATGGCTCCTATCGCAGAAAAGTCTGAAAAGGGTAGCCGTGCAAAAGCAGCAATGCAACGATGGAAGTGTTGATCATGGCAACAAAAAATGGCCTTTATGCCAACATTCATGCTAAACAAGAACGCATCAAAGCTGGTTCTGGTGAAAAGATGAATAAAGTTGGTAGCAAAAACGCTCCAACTGCTAAAGATTTTAAAAACTCTGCTAAAACAGCAAAGAAAAAATAAATGGGCGATACAAAGCCGATTGGCGTTGCGTACCGTGACCAAGACCTAGACGGTAGCACTTTGACGGCAGTAAAAACTGCTGGTCTAACTGGCTATCTATACGGCAACGGTTCAACAACGCCAATTACTGCTTCGCCAACCATACCGTATTCGGCTATTTCAGGCGTTGCTTTGCAAGCCGACTATGGCGCTTTTTCGTACATTGACGGCCCTCAAACTGCGGCTGCTGAAACCGTCACGATACTAGACTTAAACAATACCGATTTGTCTAACGGTGTGTCCCTTGGTAGCCCAACGTCCAAAGTTGTTATTAGCGCCACTGGTGTCTATACGATTACCATTAGCATTCAGGTTGCGGGAACAAGTTCACAAGTAGATGACTTTACGCTGTGGGTGCGTAAAAACGGCGCAAATATCGCAAATTCTGCTAGTGTGAGTGGCACACCAGCAAAACATGGCGCGATTAACGGTCACAATGTTTTAACCGTCAACTTTGTGTTTTCTTTAGTTGCAAATGACTACATACAGTTTTGTTGGACAACCAAAGATGGAACATCGTCCATAATCACGTATCCAGCATCGTTAGTTGCACCGATACACCCTGCATCGCCTGCTGTAATTCTTACAGTCATTCAAATTGCTTAGAGGATATACAATGCCACTAGTAAAATCTGCAAGCAAAGAAGCATTTCGCAAGAATGTGAAAGCTGAGATTGCTTCTGGCAAACCAGTCAAGCAAGCTGTGGCAATTGCTTACAGCACGAAACGTGAAGCCCAAAAACCCATGTCGAAAGGTAAAAAATGAAGTCTACAACCCAACAAATCAACAAAATTGTGTCTCGTGAACCTAAAGTTCAAAATGGCGGTATGCCTAGTCGCAATAAAGAAACATCTTCACCTACGGCTAATTTAAATGCCACTATTCCTAGTGGTAACAATGTCAAAGCAACCGTAGACAGCGTATTAAACAAGATTAAATAATGGCTGATTACACAGGCATCGCGGCTGCGGGCGCAGTCTCCGAGGGTGGTAAGCCCAAGAAGAGTGACTCCGACATACTAGCCACCGCAAGGTCACGGCTAGACATGGCTATGTCTGCTTTGTCTGAATCTCGTGAAGATGAGACAGATGACTTAAGGTTCTACGCTGGCTCACCTGACAACCACTGGCAATGGCCTGCCGATGTACTCGCCACCCGTGGTGCTGTACAAGGTCAAACCATCAATGCCCGTCCGTGTCTAACAATCAACAAACTGCCACAACATGTGCGCCAAGTTACAAATGATCAGCGCCAAAATAGACCTGGTGCGAAAGTGATTCCCGTAGATGACAACGCTGACGTAGAAGTCGCAGACATCTTCAATGGCATGATTCGCCATATTGAATACATCTCTGACGCTGATGTTGCCTACGATACAGCCTGTGAAAACCAAGTCGCTTATGGCGAAGGCTATATTCGTCTATTGACCGAGTATTGCGAAGACTCAACCTTTGACCAAGACATCAAAATTGGGCGTATTCGTAACAGTTTCTCGGTCTACATGGACCCAACGATCCAAGACCCGACAGGCGCAGACGCTAAATATTGCTTTATTACTGAAGACATCACCAAAGACGAGTTTGAGCGCATGTACCCAGATGCGTCACCAATTACAACCTTGCAATCATTAGGCGTTGGCGATCAATCCATCAGTAATTGGTTAAATGAGGACACGATCCGCATTGCTGATTACTACTACATTGACTATGACCGCGCTACGCTGAATTTGTACCCTGGCAACCAGACCGCATTTGCTGGTACTCCAGAAGACAAGCAAATGAAAGAGTTTTACGGCAAGCCAATAAAGTCACGCGAGTCTGACCGTCCAAAGGTCAGATATTGCAAGATCAATGGTTACGAAATCCTTGAACAACGCGATTGGGCAGGCAAATATATCCCTGTTATTCGTATTGTTGGTAACGAGTTTGAGGTAGATGGGCGTTTGTATGTGTCTGGTTTGGTGAGAAACGCCAAAGACGCACAACGGATGTACAACTACTGGGTTAGCCAAGAAGCAGAGATGCTTGCCCTAGCCCCCAAAGCACCATTTATTGGTTACGGTGGTCAGTTTGAGGGGTACGAGAATCAGTGGAAGACAGCAAACACCACAAATTGGCCTTACCTTGAAGTAAATCCTGATGTGACAGACGGACAAGGCGCTGTTTTGCCATTGCCTGCCAGAGCGCAACCCCCAATGGCTTCTAGTGGTTTGCTACAAGCAAAGGCTGGCGCATCTGAAGACATCAAGTCCACAAATGGTCAATACAACGCTTCTCTGGGAATGGGAAGCAATGAGAGATCAGGACGAGCGATTCTTGCCCGTCAGCGTGAGGGTGATGTTGGAACTTACCACTATGGTGACAACCTCGCTCGTGGTGTTAAGCACATTGCGCGTCAACTGATTGACCTAATTCCCAAAATCTACGATACCCAACGCATTGCGCGAGTTATCGGTGAGGATGGCGAAACCAAGATGGTCAAGATCAATCCCGATCAACCACAACCAGTTAACAAGATTGTTGACCAACAAGGTATTGTGATTGAGAAGATTTATAACCCTAGCATTGGTAAATATGATGTCGTTGCGACAACAGGACCAGGCTACGCCACCAAGCGCCAAGAGGCTTTAGAGGCGATGGCTCAACTTCTGCAAGGCAATCCCCAACTGTGGGCGGTGGCTGGTGACTTGTTTATCAAGAACATGGACTGGCCAGGCGCTCAAGAAATGTCCAAGCGCTTTGCCAAAACCATTGATCCTAAGTTTTTGTCGGACGGGGATGAAGACCCAGCACTGCAAGCGGCGCAACAACAAATCCAAG